GGCGGTGACGTGCGCCTGCGTTGGGCTCGCGCCATCTGCGACAGCAGTAGCGATCGCTGCCGCCAGGGTCGTATAGACCAGCGCCGCCACATCGGCCTTCACTGTTGCTACGGCGGCGGAGTTGCTGTCGCTCGTGTAGGCGAATTGCGCGCCCGTGGCCTGCTTCGTATAGCCCAGACCGACAACGGCCATGGTGGCTCCTTACTGACTGATAGTCTCGACCATGGACTGGAGCAAGAAGACCTCCAGCTCCTCAAGGAAAGTCATGAGGTCAAGCCGAGTCAGGCTTTTGGTCGTGTCGTAGGTGAACTCCATATCTGTGGAATTCGATGAACCCGACGTGCGAACCACATCCTTCTCAATTTGGCCGCGATTTTTGCCGATGTAGATAATGGCCATCCTTGGCTCCTAAAAGGGTCGGCTGGGGAAGTGGGGAGGGACACTCCCCCAGCCTGTTAGACGTGCCCGCCCCGGTGCTGGCACGACTTCTCTTTAGATCGTGTATGTCGCCTTCATGGAGATCGTGCCAGCGGCAGAGCCGGCAGTCGTCGCCGTAAGGGTCACGAGATAATTCTTGATCGGGTCGGCGGAGAGGCCGGCCAGTTCCCACAGGCGCTTCTCGACCTTGTCAATGTTGGTCGCAGTCGCCTGGTAGGTGATGTTGGTGAAGGCCTGGGCCGAGTGGATGTCCAGCGCCGACGCGAAGAGCGCCGCGGAGACCGCCGTCAGGTTGCCAGCGTCATCCATCGTATGCAAGCCGATGGTGACCGAAGTACAGCCCGACAGAGCATCGTTCGCGATCTGAAGCGAGCTAAGGCGCGCGTCAGAGGGCAACAGGAAGAACCCGAAGATCGAGCCGTCTCCGTCGCCGCTGGCCTTCTCGACGGTCGCGACCTTCTCGCGGAGCACAGCCCCGGAGTAGTAGGCGTCCGCCAGCTTCTTCGGCGTCGAGAGGAAGTTGGTGATCTCGGTGGACTTTTCTGCAAGCGTGGTCATGTCAGTATCCCTTTCCTATGGCCCGTTATTCGCGAGCCAAGATCTGGCCGACCTTGCCTTGCTGAAGCCGCGTGGCGCCCCAGGTGCCCATGGTCGTGAGCTGCCAGGGGTTGCCTTGCAGGTCCGTGCGCCGATCGGTGATGCTCTCCATGTCCTGCCAGACACCGAGATACATGCCGCTCTGCACGAAGGCAATGAGCTGGCGATCCGAGCCCGACCCGCCGCCGAGCAAGCGCTCGGACATGATCAGGTGGAAGCCCATGAAGCGCACAATCTTGCCGTCCACCAGGACGGGGCGATCATTGTACTCCGTGGACACAACCTTCGTCTGGTTGAGGAGATTGGCCTCCTGCGTCGAGCCGATGGCAAGGCAGGGCTGCTCCATCTCCAGGTCAACGAAGTGGGCGCGGAACGCACGCTTCATTTCCACCATCTTCTCGACGGTGAGGCCGATCGCGGCGGAAGCGCCGAAGTCGTTGGCAACCTTCATGCCGCCGGACGTGGTGGCGGTCGTGTCGAAGGCCTCGGTGCTCGTGCCGGTCTCGCCGATATACGAAGTGCCGTGCGCGGCATTGATGATGAGGTCATCGGTTTGACGGCCGAAGGCAAGCGCGGCGTTCTCGCCGTAAGATGCTTTCGGGTCCACGATGGTGCGGAGCAGATCGAACGTGTCGATGAGCTGGTTCGTTTCGAACGAACGCGGGAAGACCCACCGACGAGTGAGCGACGCATCCGTGCGGGTTTTCGGCTCGAAGCGCGACACAACCTCGGTCGCGGCGATTGCGCCGACCTGGTTGACCGGCGAGGCTTGCTTGCCGACGTGAGTTCCGCTCTTCACATAAGGACGGAACTTGCCGCCTTTTTCCTGAAGCAGAAGCTCAACGAGATTCGTGAACTGCTGGGTGAATACATTGGGAAGGTTGACGCTCATGGTCCTACCTGTTGGTTACAGCCAAAATTGTTCCTCTAGTTTTGGCCGTGTCCCAACGGGGGCCGAGTGCTCGTCTTCCCGAGCTGTGCGGCACGCCTCTCGCGAGGGTCCGTGCTCTGTACTGGTGGCCGATACATAACGCCTCGGCTCGGGCGAGTTGGGCTTAAACTAAAGCTTCAGGAGAAGCGTGTCAACACCCTTACTTTTTCTTTTTTGCCATCGCGCTCAGACGGAGCCCGAGCCGCGCACGCGCGCCAGCCTTGCCCTTGTCGCCCGCATGCTTCTCCATATAGGCGTGCGTGCTCATGCCCGCTGCCGCAGCCGCCTTCTTCTCGGCGCCAGGATGCTTGATCGCGTTCTGAATCCACTTCTTCGCCATCTACTTACCCTTTGGCTTGACGTGCTCAGGCAACTTGCCGCCCTTGTCCGCCGCGTTGAACTCCTTGGCAACGCCCAAGGGCGGGGGCTTTTTCATCTTCGCCCGCTCCTTGGGATCTGCCGCCATGCGCATATACGCGCGTTGCGCTTGACTGACTGGGGGCATTACGCCGCGTTTCCGTGCGCCATCTGGTTGAGCCTGTTCCACTTGGCATGCGCCTCGACGTTGCCGGCGAGGTAATCCTTGCGGAATGTAGCATCTTGCTTCAGCTCATTCAACTGGGCAAGCGCGCCTTCCCGGCTGGTGACAGTCACACCACCAGTCTGGAAGTTGCCGTCGCCGAAGACAACCTTGTCCTCGCCGAGGCCAACGCCAATGGCGTGCATCATCTTCATGACTTTGGCGTAGCCGATCTCGCCTTCCAGATTGGTAATGGCCTCCTTGGCGTCCGCCTCGCTGAGGCCGGCGCGCTGCGCAACGGCAGCAAAGCCCCGCTGAGCCACGGCCAGGTTGGCGTCGAAGGCTTCGTTCCATTCATTCTTGAGGCCGGTGCGCTCGGCGGTGATAGCCTCCTGGATGGCAGTCTGCTCCGCCGTGTCCGTCTCGGTGACCATGGCGAGGGTGCGCTCGTACATGGTCTTGGCTTGCGCTGGCGTGAGGCCGGCCTCGTGAGCCTGCTTCGAGAACCACGCGGCAAGCTCAGGGTCCTGGTCCTTGCCCGGCTGGAGGCCATAGCCCTCGGGCGCGTCCGGTCGGCCGATGCCCTTATAGAACGCATCCCAGGCTTCCTTGGGTGCGTCGGCCTTCGGCATGCGCACGAGTTCGGCGGCAGGAGCGCCCAACTTCTGCTCGGCATGGCGGTAGCTCTTGACGACGTCCGCGAAGGCTTCGGTAGCCGACTTAGCGGTGAGGCCGCGATTGTCGAGCCATCCCTTGGTCTCGGTGTCAAAGCCGTCATGCCAGGCGGCGGCAGGTGCCGGAGCCGGCGCGGGAGCCGGTGCTGGTGTGGGGGAAGGAGCCGGTGCCGGGCTGGGTGCCGGGGCCGGTGCTGGCGTATCCGTCATTTATCTGCTCCATCATAGAGGTTGAGTAGCTGCTCGGGAGTGAGCCCAAGATGCTGTGTGATGCGCAGGAACACCTCATGGCGTCCCTGCAATACCGCGCTCACTCGCGGGTCAACGTGGAACGTGCTTTTGTTTGAGCGACAGAACCGGGCGAGATCCGCTAGCACCGCTTCGCCCGTCGGACTTTTGAACGTCCGCACGTACATTTGCTTCCGGTGCTCCAGAATGTTGAGCTTCACCAGATGCCGCGCCGCGCGCTGCTTGATCTCCTCCAACACTGTCCGCCTCCTGGAAATACGCGCAAAATGTCTGCCCAAATCCCTTCAGGACGCACTCACACTCGCCCTGCTTCACACATGCTTTCATTGCTGTTGTCCTCCGCCTTGCTGCGCGCCAAGCGCCTTCATTTGTGCGGGCGTCATCTGCCCGGTACGAATCGCGCTCTCCTGGGCCACAGATGAGGCTTTCATAAGCGCAGCCTGGCCGGGTGCTTCCGCGGCTTGTTGCTGGCGCGCGGCTTGCTGAGCGCGGGCCTGACGCTTCTGCGCGATGATGTCGGGGCCGTTCATCCACCGCAGCGGAACGCCCTGGATCTGCGATACTTCGGGCACAATGACATCGAAGTTGAAGTTGTCCAGCGGCTCGGGGTCCTGCGTCGCGTTGACGATAGTGAGGGTGCTCTCGATCGAGCGCATGACGCCTGCCACTTCCTCGGCGCGCATCGCGCGCGAGAGCGGACTATCATATTGGATCTCGTACTCCAGCCCGCCCATGGCTTTGATGTTCACACCACCTGGAGGCGGCGGAAGCAGGCCTTGACGCGAGAGCACCTCAATCTCGCGCTCGATCTGCGGACCGAGCTTCTCGTTCTCCTGCCGGCCAACGGTCGGCGCGAGGAGGATGCCCTTCTCACGCGTGCGTTCAATGACTTCCGTCGCCGTCATCTCCGGCGTCTCGGTGAGGATCTGGAAGAGGCTGACTAGGAACGCGTCGTTGATCGCGTCGCGCTCGTCATCCATCAATTCCTTGCCCACCTGCACGTTCCCGACTGGCACGGTGCCGACAAGTGCGCGACCCTCAGCGCTCATGCCGCCGCGGTTCACGGCGCCGGGCTTGAGCGAGATGTCATCTAGAATGCCATCATCGGTGGTGAGCAGCGCGGGCGCGACGGCGCGGTGGCCTTGCTCCAGCAGCGTCTTCTTCTCTTGGTTTAGCGTCTTGATCGCGGCCAAGACTTCCATCGCCGGCCCGCGGCCGTAGACTTCGCCCGGCGCTTGCAGATAGCGACTCACGATGAAGGGGAACGTGTCGAACCCGCCCTCGCGCAGCACGGTCCGCGCGGTGGGCTGATAGAGCACATGAATGCTCTGGTACATCATCGACCCCGGCCCGAGGAGCTTGGGGTTCCGGTCCGCATTCGGCCGCACGCAGTGGAGGAACTTGTAGTTCGCTTCCATCGCCGCATTCGAGGCGCTGATACGGTCTATGAAGTCCTGAGGCAGCGAGGCGTCCGGCTTGAACTTCTGCATCGCCTGCCGGCCGGTGAGCCAGTAGGCGCGCACCACCTTATCCACTTGGCCCTGGTGATTCTCGGCATAGTAGACTTCGCCGATCGGCACATGCTTGTAGCGGAGCCCGCGTTCCCGCGGATGGTCGAGCGGATCAATGAACAGAGTGCCGGTGCCGAATGCGCCGAGGCCCATATAGGTGAGGACGTTCTGGCCGGCGAAGTTCGCGCGCGGCGCATAGCGGTATTTGAAGATGGTCTTGTTGACCTGCTCCAGCCATAGCATGAGGTCGCGGTTCTTCTTCAGGCTCTCATCCTGGGGAACCAGCGAGTGCCAGATGGAGTTCTTCGGCGTGAGGAGGCTGTCGAGGATCGCGCCGAACTTGCTGAGCGCCCGCGCGGCCGTCACGTCGAACTGAAGCTCGGTCTTCTTGATGCCGGGCGTCCACACCGCATTCGAGCGGATCGTGGAGCGGTAGTCCGGCCACACAAGGTTCGCGACCTCTTCCCATTGACTCTCCCAGGTGAAGCGCCCACTGGAGAGTGTCAGGTAATCCCGCACGACCTCATCGGCCAGGGCTTCCTTGCGGAGATCAATGGTCATTAGAAGCGCCCTTGCGTGAAGCCGCTGCGAAGCCCCTGAGACGGCGGCGCGGCGCCATAGCCGGTGGTCGTGTAGTTGAAGCTCCGCGGGTTAAGAACGCGCTGCAAATCCCAGAAGGCGCTATTGGCGCTCAGGTCTTGCGGCTGGTTCTTCATTGCCATCTGGAGGCCGGGGGTCGGGATCTTGGTGCCCTTCGCGAGATTGCTCTCGGCGAAGGTGTACGGGTCTTGGCCTTTCGGGGTGCGGCGATAGAGGGCATCATAGGCAGCTAGCTTGTAGCTGTCCCACGCGCCGCCCGGCCGGAACCCAGGAACGCCGTAATTCATTAACCACCATACATCTGGCCGGGCGCCGTCGCCACGTTGCCATATTGCATGGTTGCGAGATCCTGCGCGGCGAGGCTCGCCTGCTTACGGAGACGCTTGCGCGGGTCCATGCTGAGCGGAGGCTGCGCCGACTGGCCGGCGAGTGCGGCAGAGAGCGCGGCCTTCGCGCTGTCCTGGCTGGTAATGCCGGACGGGTTCATTGCCATGGGCGCTCTCCAAAGCCAAAGTTGAGGGTGTCGTAATGGACGCCTTGGGCGACAGTGCCTTGTTTACGCTTTTTCGTCAAGTCCCAACACTCGGACGCTGGCTTCGCAAAGCGGCGCATCATGTGACCATAACGCGAGGCAGAGATCAAGTCGTCATCTAGCTTAACGATCAGGCCGTCCTTCCGGTGATACATGCGGTATTCTTCGAGCCACATCTGGCAGGTGTTGAACACCTTGAACTTTCCAGTCTGAAGCTGCTCGTTGATCTCGGCCACGGAGCCCTCGACCGAGTTGGTGCCCTTCGTGTCCGTCGCGTGCGCTGGCAACATGCGCAACCCGGCCCGCTTGTACTGGATGCCGATGGCCTCGCCCGAGCCCGCGTCCCGCTTCGCGCCGTCATGCGGCCAGGCTACCGGGGCATTCGCGAAGCGCGGGTTGCGCTTGATCGCCGCCGCGTTGGTCGCGATATTCGCGCCCTTGAGCCGATGCTCGGCGCAGAGATAGATGACATCCTGGTCCTTGTCCCAGGCCAGCCCAGCCCACGCGGTCGGGTGGTCGATGCCAAAGTCGATGCCACCGATGAGCCACCAGTGTTCGGGGATCTGGACCGGCGCGATGACGAACGCCGACTCCGCGACCATGAAGACCCGGCCGGTGCCCATGATGGGCGTGCCCATCGACCGCGCCTCGCGCTCGTGCTCCAGATAGCCGGCGATGATCTTCTTTCGCTGCTCGTCGGTGTAATGGTCTACGTCGTAGATCGTCATGTTGACGACGGCAGTCCCGGCGGGCTTCTCCTGAAGGAACCGGCGCACGACGTTGGACATGCCGAGGAGCGGAGTAAAGGTCACGAACACCATACCGCCTTTGTTGTTGTCGCCAGCCTGTGTTCGCGTCTTCCCTTCGGAGTAGATATCCTCCGGTGGCTCTTCGTCAAACCACACAAAGTCGAGTGTATCCCCCTGCCACTTCTCGCGGCCCATCTCATAGGACATGAAGTGGACGGTGGAGTTGCCGCCGGTCTTATG